TGCACCAGCCACAACAATCATTGCCGCAGCACCAGCCAAAGAATTCTGCATGGCGGCCATTGCGGTACCTAAAATAAGAAGTGAACCAAATAATACGCTAAGTCCTTGCCCAGCATTGGTATCAGCACCCATCTGCTGTATCGCTCCAGCCATGATTTTGATTCCAACGGACATTACCAAAAGGGCAGCACTTGCCTTCATGATACTTCCTGACGTCTCAGCAATTTTACTCATGATAAACGTGAAACCCGCAATCTCTAAAAGTGCTGCACCCATTGCGCCTAGGCCCTTACCAAGAGAAGAAAGATCCATGGCTCCAAGCTCGGAAAGAGGTTTAACAAGAATTCTCATTGCGGAAGCCATAATAACCATGGACACGCCGGCTTTGACCAGCCCCTTAGTTTCGATCTTGGTGAATGCTTTGGCGGTAATAGTAAAGCCGGCCAACGTTGCGGCAACAGCGGCGAGACCTTTAATGAGGTCTCCAGTGTCCATAGATCCAAGTTCCTTAACAGGCTTAACTAATAAATTTATAGCAACCGCCATTAAAATAAGGCCCTCGCCAGTCTTCTTTAACGCTTTCGGCGTAATCTTCATGCGATCAAATACAAGGCAGAAGGCGGTAAGCTCGCCGAGAATAACTCCAATACCCAGCAAACCTTTTCCCATATCCTCTACTTCGCTAAGCTGCTTGACAGCTCTTGCAAGTATCGTTACCGCTATAGCCATAGCGATGATGCCTTCTGTCTGAGCACCCTTCATGAGGTATGACGCGGCACCAAGTTCGACAAACAATCCGCCTAAAGCGCCAACCGCTACAGCTAATTTCTTAGCTGGAATATCGGCCAATGTGGCGCAAGATGCTGCCAATATACCAAGAGCAACTGCGACAGTGACGAGTTGCCCGACTTTAAGTGATGTCTGGAACTGATTAAGGGTTTCGCTGAGACTTTCAAATGTCTCTTTAACGGCGTCCATAGGACCTCCGCCACCTTCACCATCACCAAATAGGTTCTCAAACTTCTCGCCCAAAGTATCGAAGAATTTAACAATTTTCATACCAGCAGCCAAGATTCCACCACCGGCAAGGAAGGCTCCGAGCTTTCCGAGATCGAGGTGCGATAAACCTTGTCCGATGAGAGCAAATAACTTTCCAAATCCTGTTATAGCCTTCCCAAGAAGCCCTTTAGTTAATGCTGCTAATTTATCAGTAATCTTGTCTATGCCATTAGCTATTTTCAGCATAGCACTGCTAAGATTGCTCATCAGATCAAGTGCCGTACCACCAATAGGCAGAATAAGTTTTACAAGGCTGCCAAATATGCTGAAAGCGCCCTTAACAATGCCGAGACCGGATTTTATAACGGAAAATATAACAGTAAATACCTTCTTAATTTTAATAGCTGTTTCTCCAGATATAGCTAAACTTTTAGCAAAATCTCGGAATCTAAAACTCAAAGCGGTCAACTGCTCTCCGCGAATCGGATCAAATACATCATTAAATGCTTTTCGAATTGGAATTATAAAACTTTTAACAGAATTATATAATTCTTTAAATCCGTCAATTAACGCGGCTCGTCCGTTTGATGCTTTCCAGATTTGAAGAATGCCATTTCTTGCATCAGAAGTACGATTCACAAATCCAGATATAACATTATTGACGCCGGTCCACAGCGTTTTAGCTTCTTCAAGATTACCAAATATAAGCTCAAATGTCTGGGCCCAACCGGAGCCTATAGACTCTTTAACGGTATCTACCAGCTGAGTAAATGTCTTAACGTCTTGTGCCGCCGCGAAGGCTTTCTTACCTATATCGGTAGTTGCGTCCGAATATCTTCCTAAAGTCTTTGTCAGAACATCCGTAGTCATCCATGCGGCCGATAAAGAATCATTAAAATTCTTGGTAGCGGTTATCGTTTCCTTAAATCCGCCGCCGGCGCCTGACGTAAGAACTTTATAAGTACCGTCTGCAGCTTTTTCAAGAGTTCCTTCAGCCACAGCAGTATCAATAAGCTGTTGCTTAAATTCTTTGGTCGCCATGTTAGCGTTCTCAATTGACTTCCAATCGATAAGCTTTACATAGCCTGCAGATAACGCCTGAGCAAAGTTGTACATAGCCCTTGATGCTTCCTGAGCATTAGCCCCGGATACAGCAGCCTCATTCGAAATACCTTGAATAGCCGCGACAGCAGTATCAAGATCGACGCCAGCGTTAGTAAACTTACCAATACTTGACGTCATATCAGAAAATGAATAAATGGTTTTATCGGCGTATGTATTCAACTCGTTAAGATAACCATTTACAGTACCAATGTCTTTACCAGTACTTGCCATGATTGTCTGAATAGAACCCATCTTAAGCTCATACTCAGAAAAACCGGCCCTAACCTGATCCACAGTTAATGACCGAGCCATCTGCTTGCCAAGATTAACAGCAGAATTCGTAAGATTAACTAAGGCGGTTGTTCCGATAATCTCAAGCGCTGAAAATCTACTCTTGACACCATCGATAGCACCGCCAAGACCCGAAGCTGATTCGAACCGATCGCCGGCACCCTTGAAACTGAGTTTCTCTTTTAACTTGTCCAGAACTGTCATCGTAGTATTGACGTTCTGCTCGAAGTCTTTGTTATCAAATCGCATCTCGACGACGCGGCGATCAATACTCTCACTCATATGTTTGTTATCTCCTTCCACGCCTCGTTAGCGATCTCATCAAATATAGGGGCCAAAGCAGGATTAATGTAATCTCTTCCTGCCACATAGCCCCCAGTTCCTGTTCCATGTCCGTACTGCAGAATAACTGCAATGTTGACATTTTGATTTATGTTGTCGTTAGTCCAGTGAATTGACCATCCTGTGCCCTTGTTCTCCAGTTCATAGCCCCAGCTTGAGGCAGTCCTTCCACTGTCGACTGGTGTTGCAGCGGCTAAAGCCTGAACACCCTTTGCTCCATACTGATTCAGGACGGATTCAATTCTTAGCTCCTTTGCTTTCTTAAGGAAGTCTTCCGTCTTCTTCCCCTCTTGCCTTGATGTTAAATGAAACATCTCAGTTATCCTTTCGTATGGAATCTCTTTCGATTTGCTTCGTTTATTGCTTTATGCTGAGCCGAGATTTCTCGTCTGGACATCTTCTTAGGTGGCTCGTTCTTCCTTGCGCAAACTTCCACGAGTGTAAGAAGCTTATTCAGATGCCACTTCTGGCATTCAAAAGGTATGTTGAACGCTATCATCCAGTAATAAATTAACTCAGCCGTAATAATTTCTTTCTTACCACCCCGTTTCTCAATTTTCTTGAAAGTTGTAGCGGTCATTGGTGCTTCAATGTAGGCCTGAATTTCTTCCAAATTCTTTGGCGAAAGATGCATGTAAGTTTCAGGCTTAACATTCTGTGTAAGGGTCATACATTTAATGTATTCGATTACTTCCAAAGCACTTTTCTCAGACGACAGGAACGGTTTCTCAAATTTTGACTCCCATTTTGAAACAGCGATAAGTGAGTGTTCCAAAGTCAGTTTCTGCTCTTTGTATGTTACAAATTGCATATGTTCTTCGTCGAAATATTCGGTTTCCGGGATGATAATGTCGATCATTACTTGTTAACCTTCATTTCTTTATTAGCTTCTTTCACCAGATTAGCCGGGATAATGCCGTTTACAAATTCAGACGCAGCTTTGTCATCTGTGGCAAGTTCCATGTAAATATCGCTGAATGCCTGTGTATACTTAAAGCTATTAAGAACCTCTTCATTCTTGATGAATCCTCTGCCGTCAGGAGTCTTAACGCCATACGACCGGATAAGAAGATCCTTGAAGATCTCCATGAGTTTCTTATCATCTCTGGAGTTAATGATTCTTGTAAGAACGCCCGAAAGACCACCATCAACAGACAACTCCCACTCGGTGAGTTCCTGCTCTGTAAGATGGAAATAGAAATCTTCCGTTCTTTCATTACCGTCGAAATCGGTATAGGTTACAGTTTTCTTGATCATAAGTTGCTCCTTTCGTTAGTAAAAGAATAAGGGGTGTAGAAATTACACCCCTTTAAATTAGTTCTGCGGTGCTACATAACCGAGTGTGCTGAGAACAAGATCAGGAAGAGGAAGTGAAGGAGCAGTAGACGCCTGACCTTCTCCATCCTTACCATACAGCATATCCTCAAGAGCCGTAAGCTTAGCCTTATCTGCCTGTTCAGAAAACTTAGTCGAATCGATTGTAATGATCGAAGTCGGCTTAAAACCGGATACAGCAACCGGAGTTGTGTTCATTTCCCAACTCATCTCTGCAGGTTCCGGGCTATCATTGATCGTACTGTAGCTTTTTCCGGAAGGAGTTACTCTGGCTCCATAAACGATATGAAGCTTGTAACCATACTCAATTCCCTCAGTATCGTTACCGATAGTAGTTCTGTAGCAAAGTCCGAAAGCCTTTCTTGCCTGCTGGCCAACTGCTACTCCGTCAACCGGAACAGCAGAACCGTCGCACTCTGCAAACTCATCAGGATATGTATATGCGCCGATTGTAGCGCCGAACTCCTCAGCGCCCTGAATATTCAGGTACTTAATGTCATCAGCATATATGGCATTGAAGTCTGCTCCAGATGGATTCTCCTCAATGCTTGTAACGCCATTCCATGCAACTCCCTCGCCGTAACTGTTGCCCGACATAGGATACAGAACAACGTTCTTAACGCCGGTTTCATAGAAATGTTCACCGGTCTTGTCCCATACAAGTCTTGCCATTAATTATTACCTCCTAGTAATAAACTGTATAAACGTCATGGTAGAGATTGTCGCTGACAAATCTCCTGTCAAAAGAGCACATAGGAAAAGTGTTGAACATCTCATCTGAATAGTCTTTATCCGGATCTTTATGGATAAACGTGACAATGTATCGCTTTTCTTTAATGTACTTCTTGTTATTAGCCGATCTTGTATACAGATCGTCCAGATTATAAACTATGGCAGGATATACCATCTTAATTGTTGGAGGCGGTTGAAAGTAAACGTGATTACTTCCGAATAAAGCTAAAAGCTTCTCATGAAGCTGAATCCTCGTTCCCATTATAGAGACCTCCTATACTAAGAATTAGCCTTGGGTGCTGGATTTCAACATCTGTTATCTTCCATTTAGCACCCATGTACTTTATGTACTTCATGCCATAGATATGGTTGTATGCGTATTTATCGCCGACGATGCTGAACTGATTACTGATCGAAATATCATCGTTGATCTTTTCGCCAGATTCATTCCGCTTAGAACTTCTGAGAACATCACCACTATAACTTCGTTCAGTCACCGTCGGCTCAAATACCCCAGGCTTCGTTTCCTGGGTTTCTTCAAATCCAATAACTCCAAAAAACTTAGCCATAAATTACTCCCATTTTGAAATTAAGCTGTAGGTTCTTCAACCGGGGTCACATCGCCCCAAACAGCATAAAGTATTTCGTCCTTTATCGGGGTGAATGGTGATGCGACGGTAGCCGACTGAGCAGAAGAAGATTTAGCCCATCCGACAAATTCCTTGCCTTCTGGCGCCGTAAGAGTGCTTCCATCATTAAGCGTTATAAAATCGCCGGCATTTACTTCGACTGCATCAATGCTTCCGGTTCCACCGTTTGCATTATATGTCACAGTCCATGTACCATCCTCCGGGAACCCTTTTGCGAGGGCAATATTATGTAACTGCTCGGCTACGGTTTTTCCATTCCCAGTCCCACCAATAGCTACAGCAATTTCTCCAATGAGACCAGGAATGGTATTCTTAGTTGGAGTACTACCACAAGCTATAACAACTTTTCTGAGTTCACCTTTAACAGACATACACTACCTCCTTAATTAAGCAACAGGCTCCTCAATTGCGATTGCAGAATAAACTCTCGTAAGAGCTCCGGAGCATCTTGTCTCCAGCAGGGACTTCAGAAGGTTGAAGTCGATGTCGAAGTCCGTGAAGTGAGTGATCTCGCCGCCCTTTGTAGCACCAAGGCTGTAGTCAGCGAGGTTTACGCACAGACCGAGGAGTTTGTGCTTATTGTTATCGTCATCAACTCTTGGAGCGAGGTCTGCGAACTGCTCAGCAGTAACGATCGAACCTACGTTAAGAGCGGAAGCGAGCTCAGCCTTCGAGCTAAAGATTCTATGACCATTTCTATCTCTTGCGAGAAGCATTACGTTCAGCATATGCGGAGTCATGTAGAAGTCCGGAGTTCCTGTGCCCTTGAACTTCTCTCTTGCATACAGGACCTTCTCGATCAGAGCCTCAGCGTAAACGAAATTGTCGCCGAAGAAGCTTCCGGTCTCAGAACCCTGGAGGGTTTCTCTCATTGCCTCAACGTCAAGATCATAGTGCAGTGTGAACAGTTCATCATCTGTCCAGATAGGTCTGATATGCTCTGGGAAGATCTTATCCTCAGACTCATCGGATCTTCTGTCTCCTACCATGATAGCCATAGCAAGCTCTTCATTCAGATTCATCCTGTCGATGTTGTAGAGGTACTGAACATAGTCGAAATCTGTGATGTCAACTACGTCATCTCTATGGAGCTGGCTCTTAACATATACTGTCTGAGGATCAGTAGTTCTTCTTACGAGCTGGAAGTTTCCGGTCAGCTTCTTCTCGTTACCCTTCTTATATCCTCTTGCTCTCAGCGAATCGATATTGCGGATATCAACCTGGGAAGTTCTGATTCTGGAAATAGGGCTCTTATGAACCTTACCAAGAACTGTTCCTACCCAGCCCTGGTCATTTGTGATAAGCTCCGGGGCACCAGGTCTTACGTCCTTGTACTCTGGGAACAGAGCATCAACAGTGAGTCCTGTTACACCAACAGCAGGCTGTACAAAACCACTAACAGAAACGCCATCGTGCTGAAGTGTATCAGCGTCGAATCCGTTGTTAGCGGCGTAAGTATTAAGAGCCGACTGGAATGTCATGCCAGGCTGCTTAGCCATACTCAGAATCTCAGCCTGATCAGCATGAGTCAGTACATCATCTCTTTCGTAATCGTTGTCAAACACATTGTGCTTCATATCTTCGTCTTCTCCTTCATCATCTACGTCGACGCCGGCATCCTCGAGAGCCTGGCCGATCATGAAATAACAAACATTCTTCTGCTCTTCGGTCATGCTATCAAACACTTCCTGAACAGTCTTATCTCCACCATTGGTGTTCTTTGCTTCGTCTGCCATGTTTTCGTCCTTTTCTTCTTTATCTTCGTGCGATAATTCTTCAGGCTCATCGAGTTCCTCTTCGCTGAAGTCCTCAGAGTGAGCAATAAAAATACCTTCATCGGTATAGATGAAGGCTTCAGTTTCTTCGTCATCACTATGTTCAAGTGACGGATAATCTATAAGCGCTCCAGGATTTGCTCCCGAGAGAACAAGACTTACTTCTCTGATAACACCGTGGAGTACATCGCCACCCTTCTGTTTAAGCTTATTAGCATAGATAGAAAGGTTCGTAATGTCTCCGTGTTCGACAAGTGCCTTGGCGGTCCTTCCCCTAGGAGTATCGTTGAATGTACAATACGTTCTTACTCCTTCTGGTTCGTTCTTCAGAAGTGCATGCCCGAGAACATTATCCGGGTCAGTATGGATGTGACTCCATACAAGTGGCACTACCATACCGTCGCAGTCCTTGAAGGCGTCTCTTCGAATGGTCCGTCCGTCTGAACACAGTAAATCGTTCTTAGTAGCCC